CCGCCATACAGCAAGTGCAACATAAAAAATAAAAAGGAAGAGAGAAATTTCTCTTCCTTTCTATCGGATCTCGACACTCTCCGAAATGCGAAGCATATCTTCTTTTGAAATGTTATATCCTGTAACTCTAACGATCCAGCCTTTTTCCATATCTGTCCAAAGCACAGTTATTTTATCGCCGTCCTCAGTTTCCATCTGATAAACGGTAGCCTCATTACCCTGAACCGTAGCAGGCTCTTCAGTTGCCCCCTCAGTATCAAAACTGTACGAACGACTCTTAGATATCGACGTAGCTGCAACATTAAGGTTTTCGCCGTTTTCTCCCTCTGCCCTAATAATCATTCTGCTCTCATCAAACTCTTCAAGCCCTATTTGGTAACCATCTGGCATCCACAAAATACTCATCTTGTGGGTTTCTGCACCATTAGTAGTACCGCTAAAGCGGATCTCACTATGGTCATCAAACATTTCCACAAGAACAGTTAGCGTCTGAGCGCGGAATGATGGAGATGCTGCAAACGCTGTGGTAAATAGCAGCATCATAATCAAAGTAGCTGCCGAGATCACTCTAAAAACGCGCACCGCTCCACGCCTCGCAGATTTAAAGTTTTTCTTTCCGAATTCAGTCCTAATTGTGCGAATACAGCGCTCATCCAGCTCTTCAGGTATTTCTGCCGCCGGATCACATTTAAGCTGTTCATTAAGCTCCTGCAGCTTTTCGCCTTCCGTCTCAGCTACATCTTCCATCATCAATGCGAATAAAGCATCTTCGTATCGTTCTACCAGCTTTTCATGATGGGTCATTCTAAACATCCCCTTTCTCTTGCATCGAACATAATACCTTTCTTCTGACTCGAGTTAATTTCATCCGAATACTCCCCGGCGCACAAGATAGCAGCTCCGACAACTGCCTGTCATCATATCCAAGAAAATACTTCCCCTCTAGCAGTAACCTTTCATTCGGTTCCAACTCATCAATCGCCTCGCACAAACTTCTCTTGGCTTCTCGATCCATAATAATATCAATTATAGAATCAGGCTCTATGATACTCTCTTCGACTGATTCTGTAAATGATGTTATATTCTGGGCATCTCTCTTCTGCCGCCGCAGTATATTGATGGCCGTATTGCGTACAGTAGTTACAACATAGCTGGTCAATACTGGTTCTTCTAACGTGCGAAGCAGTTCGATCCGACTCATAAGTTTCAATAAGCTCTCTTGAACAGCATCCTCACATTCCTGTAAATCCATCAGGTACTTCTTTGCTGTGAAAAGCATCAGTCGATCATACTTCTTGTATATCTGTGTGATAAACTCCTGACTCGTTGGTGCTGCCCTATCACTCAAGCTGTGATTCATCGTGCGACTCACCCCTATTTGCTCCTTTGAGCCTCAACCGTTCTCTCTATTATTGATAAGACAATATCTATCAATAGTCGCAACAGGCACTCAGCCCCGCGCTGCTCCCCCATTTAACTTTTCGTTTCAAAAACTATGGTAAATCTAATTTATAACACGTAAATATTACAATTTCAATTCTTTTCCTAAAATATAAGCCGATAAGAAATCAGAAAATATATAATTCAAACATCAAGTGCAATTTCTTAGAGGAGTGGCTTATATGGCTCATTTGGGAGAACTCATTGCCGAATTGCGGCAAGATAAGGGGCTAACTCAAAAGGAACTTGGTGATATTCTCTGTGTTTCCTCTGGAACAATTTCAAACTATGAAAACGGTGTGCACCTCCCGGATGTTGATAAGGTCATTGCTCTTGCAAACTACTTTCATGTCACAACCGACTACCTGCTCGGTCGCACCTCGTCTAATCTCCCTGTTGAGTTATTGCAGCAAGCCATCACCAATGAAAAGACTCTCGGTGATGTGATGGCATCATTTGCTAAATTACCAGCTAATCGTCAAGCTGCGCTCAGCTTAATCATCTCTGACATGGAAGTCCGGCAAATGATCGACACATACAGCAAAACAGGTGACAGCAAATGATTCCAATCCCAGCAAGTATCCTCGCAATCGAAAACGAAAGTAATCGAGATTTTATGGAGAACATTTTCTTCTCCTATCAGCGACTCATATATCACGAAATTGGTTCAATACTAAACGATCCATGGTCTAAGGATGACATTTTTCAGACCGTCATCGTTCAGCTTATTAATAACATTGATACACTGCGTCCTATGCTAGCCAAAGTGCTTACCTCTTACATTGCAACATCCGCAAGAAATGCAGCTCTGACTTATATTCGAAATATCAGCCGACGGAAAGAAGTCCTCGCCGACGAATTTGACAATAACTACGTTGATGCCGATCACGACACCGATCCTGAATTCATCCTGCTAAAATCCGAGGAAATCAACTCTTTCGTAAAAATTTGGGATGAGCTCGACGATAAGACTAAGTTTTTGCTCAGTAGCCGATATATTTTAGAAAAGAGCTATGCTGAAATTGCCAGCGATCTCAATGTAAAGCCAGAAAGCGCGCGTATGGCGCTGACTCGCGCAAGGCGAGCCGCTCTGACACTTTCTAAAAAAAGCCATACATAATTTTTTGTTGATATTCCAACATGCCTTTTCTGATTGGAATTGGCAAAATTCGAGCTTGGAAAGTGCTCCTCTCAAAACTTTTATGGAATGCTAATAACGCCGCAGTAATGACAATCGCCCTGCCAGTATTTACGCTGACAGGGCGATTTTATATGCCATCAAGTTCGTGCATCATTGCTCTATCACATCAGTGACTCCTACAAACATTTAACATTACTCAGGTGTATTGCCTTCAGGATCATGGAATTGAATATAGAGCAATTTGAGGCACCAAACCAACTGAATGCCAAAACACCCTGAAGTAACTCCATCGATCTGATAACTGCTAATTTGGGGTGCAAGGTAAGTAACAACCGGAAAGCACACGAAGAAAGCGACAAAATCGAATTTCTTTTCAATTGGCGTTGTTTCCTTGCCAGCGATATAAAAGTTGCGAATTTTCTTTAGCACCCACAAGGAGAATACCCAAATAGCAACCGAGACTGCCGTTCCGTAGTATTCTGGTAATGGATCATAGATTGATATCAGGAGTCCTACAATTGATGTTATAAGGGAAGCATCCAATCCAGTCCCCACGCCACTTTTAGGCCACAGGTGTAGGAGTAGTCAAGAAATAACCGGCTCTCCTACACCTTTTTCGACCTCTAATCACTACTTATGGATCTGCGCAAGTGCTTCTTTCAGCTTGTCAAATCCGAACATTGCCGCATAAGCCACCATGAACGCGAGGACCACTGCGGCAAACACCATATACCACACCACAGCGATCCCCTTGATGGAACAATATGCAAAGAAAGCGCCGAGCGTCAGCACCAGCGAAACGATCATCGCCAGAGCATTCGTCGGCAGCTTGTCCCAGGTTACTTTCTTGAGTACCTGTACCACAATGTTCGTCAGCACCACCAGCACGCCAATGATGCTGATGATGACAGACCAGTTCAGTACACTCTCCATATTCTTTTCCTCCTGTTATCCAGCCCCGTCTTCGGGCGGAGTAGAGTTTCCCTTGTCAGGCCATGAGTTGTTCTTGCTCAGGTTTTCAAACAGCGCCTTGAGACCGTAGATCAGCACCACGCCGATGATCTCCTTGAGCGCGACCTGTGACAAGGCCTCTGCGATCTGCTCCCGTCCGAGCAATGCAAGGATATAGCTGCACCATACCCATGCAAGTCCGTTGAGAATGCAGACCCACACGATAATCTTCATCGTGGTGACCTTGAACCCTGCTTTGGAAGAAGACGGGGGGTCCTTTTCAGGAACACCCCCATCCCCCTCCAAAATATCAGTGAACGGTTCTGCTTCTTTGCAGGCTTTCATTTTCTCGGAAAGGCCGATGCCCCACCTGCTCACAGCGCCGCCACCTCCTTCTTATCCTCATCCTGAAGGAAGTCTCGTTTCTTCAGCCGGACCTTATACACCTCTCGAATGTTCTCAATGGCAATTTCCGCGCGGCTGTTTGGATACTCAGGGTTCTTTTCGCAATAATGCTCGTACTTGTCGATATACCCAAGTACCTCTACGAATTCTTCCTTCGTATGACGGATCGGACGAAGCAGCTCATTGTTAAAGCGAAGGATCGCTGCCCGCCAGTCATCGGCCCGGCCTTGATCATCCGTTTTGATATGTGAGTCCAGCTTTTTCTCGATCTCGTCGAGGCGCTTTGAAATGTCAGCATTGATCGCCTTGCCAATGGCTTTGGCGAGTGCTGACCAGGGGTTGATTTTGACGGGGGCGATTTGCACCAGGGTCATAAGGATCAGGAGCAGACCGCCCCCGCCGGCTAAAATCTCTTGAATAGTCACATCTCAATCCTCCGGTGCGTTCATTCTGCCTTGAGCATGGCGATGAGCTCCTGATACTCGCTTTCGGTCAGCTTTCCGGCTGCGAAGAAAATGTCGATCTTTTCCTCAAGGCCGTTGGTCTGGCCGCGCTCGATCATGCGCTTCAGAGTGCGATACAGCATAGTCGTTTTCCTCCTTTCTCAATTATTCCGAGAGACCCAGCTCAAGCAGGGTCAGTCGGTATTCGTGATCCACGCTCATCGCGTCCGTATCCTGGACGATGGAGTCTGTGTTTTTCTGAGCGCGGAACAACGCATCGTTACTGCGGTCGACCTCGTTGTCCTTACCCTTTGCAAGGTAGGTGTCGTAGTTCTCCCGCACGCTGGCAGCAAGTCCGGGCCAACTCTCGACCTCAACGCAGTATTCGTCATACTGGAACCCGTCAAGGCCTTCCTTGTCCTCGGCATCCTTAGCGATCTTGCACGCCTCCACATTCTGGTAGAGACGGACAAGACTTCGTTTGGTACCGGGGATCTCTTCCACAGTAAAGCTGCCGGGGTTGACCATTCCCTGTACTTTCATGAAAATCACTCCTTTTTATGCCGCCTGGTATGGCGGATATAATGCCTGAAGTCTTCTGCATTCCTTTCGGACGACTTTCTTCAGTGCAAACATCGTCTTGGGCTGGTAATGCCTGTCCAAAACCTGCTGATGATT